AAAAAGTATTTTAGAGTCGCCAACACTGGCGGCCAATTAAGCCCAATTTCAGGCTCCAATCAATTTGGATTGCCCAACTATCCCAGGCAAACTGGCTCTGGGTACGATACACCCAGCACCGGCAACGACTTTGCTTACCGCAACTATGCCAGTCGATTGCCCGAAGTTTATTCAGGACATCCCAATCGTGTAGAACGTTACAACCAGTATGAAAACATGGACTGCGATTCAGAAGTAAATGCTTGTTTAGACATCATAGCTGAATTCAGCACACAAACAAACGACGACAACAAAACTCCGTTTGACATAAACTTCACAGACAAACCAACTGATCACGAAGTTGAAATCATCAAAAAACAACTGCAACAATGGACCAAATTAAACAAATTTGATCAGCGCATGTTCAAGCTATTCCGTAATGTGATCAAGTACGGGGATCAAGTGTTTGTGCGTGACCCAGAAACATTTGAAATGTACTGGGTAGACATGGTCAAGGTGTCTAGAGTTATTGTAAACGAAAGCGAAGGCAAGAGGCCTGAGCAGTATATCATACGTGATATCAATCCCAACTTTCAAAACATGAGCATAGCTCAAAAGACCACAAACGATTACTATGCTACCAGGGCCACTGGCAGTATTGGACAGAACAATTATACCGCACCCGGTGGCGGCGGAGGTGGCGGAGCAGGGGCTGGCGGTGCTGGCGGAAGTCGTTTCCAACAGGCCATGAATGAAACTTGCCTAGACAGTCGCCACGTGGTGCATCTCAGTCTAAACGAAGGCCTAGATTTCTTTTGGCCATTTGGACAAAGTATCCTGGAAAACATATTCAAAGTTTACAAACAAAAAGAACTGCTAGAAGATGCTGTGTTGATCTATCGTGTGAGCCGTGCTCCAGAACGCAGAGTTTTCAAGATTGATGTGGGTAACATGCCCAGTCACCTGGCCATGCAGTTTGTGGAGCGAGTCAAAAACGAAATGCATCAACGCCGTATCCCAACAAACACTGGCGGTGGCGCTAACATGATGGATGCTAGTTATAACCCACTTAGCACCAACGAAGATTACTTTTTTCCAGTAACATCAGATGGTCGAGGTAGTAGTGTAGATACACTGCAAGGCGGTACAAACCTAGGCGAGATTGATGATTTAAAATACTTCAATAACAAAATGGCCCGCGGTCTGCGTGTGCCGAGTAGCTATTTGCCCACCGGTCCAGACGATTCGGATCGTGCATTTACTGACGGTAAAGTGGGCACAGCTTTGATACAAGAATATCGTTTTAACCAGTATTGCAAGCGGTTACAAAACTTGATCATGCAAAAACTGGATGATGAATTCAAGATGTTCCTGCATTGGAGAGGCTTTAATATTGACTCGGGCTTGTTTAATATCACCTTCTGCGAGCCACAAAACTTTGCTACCTATCGCCAAGCTGAAATGGACAACAGCCGTATCAGTTCGTTTACACAGCTGGAACAGTTGCCTTATATGAGCAAGAGATTCATGATGAAGCGTTTCTTGGGCCTAACCGAAGAAGAGATATTAGAAAACGAAGTATCCTGGAGAGAAGAACGCGAAGAGCCCGAAGTTGAAACCACACAAGGGCAAGATCTGCGTAGTATTGGCATTACTCCTGCTGGCATGGATAGCGATATCACAACTGGCGAAGATTTAGCTGGAGCAGAAATCATGCCCGATTCAGGACAACCCGGTGCCACACCTGGCGTAGCTGGACAACCCCCGGGATCTGGCGCACCTCTCGCTGGTGGAGCCGCTGGTGGAGTGCCTCCGTTATAAATACACGATGATTCTTAACGAAATATACGACCGCGCTGAAGCTGGCTACCAAGACCTAAGCCAGGACAACAGCCAACCTACCTTGGGCGATCTTCGCAAGACTCGCCTGACTTTGCGCCAGTTGAACAAACTGCGCCAGATGAACGACGTCAGGAGTTTTGAGTATAAAGAAAAACTCAAGCTAGTCAAGCAACAATATGCACCTGCTCCGGCCGCCCCTGCACTGTAACACTACAGTAACAATTCTTTTCAAAAACTACCAGTTTTACACCTCAAAAGTACCAATATTACAAATCTCATGTAAGTAATATACGAGCCATTACTTAAGGAGATATTATGACATCGAAATTTGAACAGTTGATCGAATATGTGATCAATGATGAAGAGGCGAAAGCCAAAGAACTTTTCCACGACATCGTGGTTGAAAAGTCACGCGAAATCTACGAGAACCTCATGAATGAAGAAGAGGACGAAGAGTTAGACGAAGAGACACATGATGAAAAAGCTGACGATCGTGCCGAACGTGATGCTGAAAAAGTCAAAAAAGATTTAGAATACGATTACAAACACGGTCGTAAAGTAAAAGAAGGCATGGATTCTATCGGTGGCGATGCCAGCGATGACTTGATTGATGATGTTGAGTCCGAAGAACAAGGCATGCAAGAAGCAGAGTCAGATGCAGAATTTGACGACGAAGCCGAAGAAGACGGCGAAGAGCTAACACATGATATGGAACATGATCATGACGAAGCTGGCGAAGGCGACATCGAAGACAGAGTTATTGACTTGGAAGACAAGTTAGACGAACTAATGGCTGAATTTGAAGCTATCATGGGCGGCGAAGAAGACGGCATCGAAAGCGATTTAGATGGCGAAATGGGTGACGAACTAGCCGGTGATGCTCTTGCACAAGACGACACCATGGCGTTTGGTGACGACGAAGCAATGATGGAAGCAATTACTTTAGACAAAGTGGCTGTTCCAAAAATGGGCGACGACGGCGCTAACACCAAAAGTGTAGTTCCTGCTAACTCGGGTGCTAAGGGCATGGCAGCTAGTCCAGTTAAAATGACTGGTGACACTGCACAAGGCCGTTCAGCTCCATCAACAAAAGATTTGCCACAAGCCGGTACATTTAAAAATGTTCCTGGTAAAGGCACAGCCAATGCCAAGCAATCTGCGGCTCCAAAGCCAACGACAGCACAAGCAAGTGGCACAAACACTAGAACTCCTTTTCCAAAAGGATAATAGCAAGATATGGCTCGATATCTAAAAGAACACCTCAGCTTCAACCAGGCCAACATTGAATTGTTGACTGAAGAAGCTGCGGACGGTTCCGGAGGCAAAACTTTAAAACTTAAAGGCATTTGCATCGAGGGCGGCGTAAGAAACGCCAACGAGCGTGTGTATCCTGTGAGTGAAATAGCCAACGCAGTAAACACCATCAATGAACAGATCAAGACTGGCCACAGTGTCTTAGGCGAAGTTGATCATCCAGATGATTTAAAAATCAACCTGGATCGAGTCAGTCACATGATTGAAAAAATGTGGATGGAAGGCCCTTGCGGTTATGGCACATTAAAAATATTACCTACGCCAATGGGAGAACTGGTCAAGACCATGTTAACCAGCGGTGTAAAACTAGGTGTTAGTAGTCGTGGATCAGGAAATGTCAACGACTCCAACGGACATGTCAGTGACTTTGAAATCGTCACTGTGGATGTGGTTGCCCAACCCAGCGCACCAAATGCGTATCCCACAGCAATCTACGAAGGCCTGCTTAATATGCGTGGCGGACATAGAATTCTGGAGATGGCAAAAGAAGCCGGATCGGACAACAAGGTACAGAGATATTTGAAGAAGGAAGTAATGCGCCTGATCAAAGATCTCAAAATAGAGGGGAAATAATACTATGTTAGATAGTTTAAAACCGTTACTAGATAGCGACTTGATCAACGAGGAAACTCGTAGTGAGATCACTGAAGCTTGGGAAGCCAAGCTAAATGAAGCTCGTGAACAAGTTCGTGCAGAACTCCGCGAAGAGTTTGCACAACGCTATGAACATGACAAGACAGTAATGGTGGAAGCCCTAGATCGTATGGTAACAGAAGGTCTTGCAGTAGAACTCGAGCAGGTAAAAGCTGAAAAGCAATCACTTGCAGAAGATCGTGTCCGGTTCCAGGCCAAAATGAAAGAAAGTTCCACCAAGTTTAACGACTTTATGGTAACCAAATTGGCTGAAGAAATCGGCGAACTGCGTAAAGATCGCAAGATGCACACAGAAGGTGTTGCTAAGTTAGAATCCTTTGTGGTACATGCACTTGCACGTGAGATTCGTGAATTTGCACAAGACAAACAAGATGTTGTTGAAACTAAAGTTCGTCTAGTGCGTGAAGCTCGCAAACAGTTGGAAACACTCAAGGCACGTTTTGTAACAGAAAGCGCCAAGAAAATGTCCAACGCTGTTGGCCGTCATCTCAAGGCTGAACTTGGTCAGTTGCAGGAAGACATCAAAGTTGCTCGGGAGAACAATTTTGGTCGTAGAATCTTTGAAGCATACGCAGCAGAATTTGGTGCTACTCACTTAAATGAGAAAGCAGAAGTTCGTAAATTGCATGACGTTATTGCTAGAAGAGAACAGCAACTAGGCGAAGCCATCAAACTCGGTGCTAAAGCAAAAACTTTAGTTGAGAGTAAAGAACGCGAAATACGCATAATCAAAGAATCCAATCAGCGTGAAAGCGCCATGGAAGAATTGCTTGCTCCTTTAAATCAGGAAAAAGCGGCTGTAATGCGTAATTTGTTGGAAAGTGTACAGACAGCTAGACTGTCCGGTGCTTTCGAAAAGTATCTACCAGCTGTGTTGGCAGACCGATCAGTAAAAGCTTCTAAAGTGATT